ATTGTAGCCAATAAGCAGATTGTTTGCTTCCTTAAGCGACGAACCGATACTGATGAGCCAGTGAACAAGGAAGAAGAGAAGATTAGCAAACTCTGGTCTAACGGTGATTAGAGTGTCTGTTCTTGCCTTGGACATTGAGACAAAGAATATGTCTTATGAAATTGGCGGATTTGCTAACACGCATATGTTTCAAGTCTCAACTGTTGCCACTTGGGATGGCGACAAAGGAACAGTTTATGTTGATGCTCCCCTTGATACCTTCCAAAAATCAAATGTTGGAGTCAAGCCTCTTAAGCAATTAAAGTATGATTTGGATGACCATTTCCAAAAGGGCGGTCTTCTTCTTGGGCATAACTTAGCCGCATTTGACTTACCCGTATTGCGAGACTCAATGGACATCTTTTGTATTACAAAATACATCAAAGAAAAACAATACATTGATACTTCAAAAATTCTGCTAAAAGAACATGGTGAAAGGTTTCAACTTAAAAATTTAGTTAAATGCACAATGCAGGATTCTAAACTCATGGAGAGTGCAGACGCTCCTCGCCTTTGGAAAATGGGCCAGTATGATGAAGTAGTTGAGTATTGTCTAAAAGACACCCAATTGGTGTATGACCTTTGGAAACATGGTCAAGAAAATGGAATTGTAAAAGCCTTTTCTATTGAAAAGGGAGAACATAAAGACTTGGAGGTGAGTTGGTAATGACGACATGGGATTGGTTTTCTTTAATCTTTTTCGTTGGCGTTCTTATGCTTCTATTCTTTGCCGCATTCGGTGGTACTTCTATCACTGATGAAAGCGTTGAAGAATACATGAAGCGTTTGATGTCTGACGATAAGGGCGGAAAGTGATGGGACTTAAGCAAAAATGCCCATATTGCGGTGAAAAAACCATCGCAAGAAGAATGAAAGGGTTCTATTTAGGCTCGGATAGTCAAGCCCTTTTGTGGGAATGTAGGCTATGCCTTGGCATTTGGTCAAAGAAAACAAAGGGAGGGGAGTGATTCCCCTCCCGACGCTTTTTTTTATGCCAATTTTTAGGCCGAAACTAACGCAAAATTCTATTCGTTTGAAAAACTTATTTCTTGTAGAGCCAAATAGTCGTGCTTTTTTCTGGTTCAATTGCGAACCAAGTTATAACAAAGCCAAATGCAAAACTTAATAGAAATAAATAAAATATCATGAAATTAACCCACGGAATATTCTATTACAGCAAATGTATTTGTTCTACTTCCACCCTCTCCTATAACATTTGTAGGGGCTGGACTTCCCACTACTTCGCTCGTATCAGTCATCCCCCAAAGAGAATTAACATACAGTTTCGTTCCATCATCGTTCCAATACATGCCGCATATCCATTGAGTTGTTCCCGTGGCGGAGGAACTTCTTGCTGGACTTGACCCTTCATTCCCGTAAAAGGTAGCGGTATCAACAGTAATTTGAGAACCGATTGTAGTAGTGTCCCAAGCGGAGGATAGGGTAAATTGGTGCAGGTTTCCATCGTGTTCCGAAATCCAAACTGTAAGACCATCATCGCTAAAAGAAATATCACTTGCCGCTGTTAAAGAAAGAGTTTTTGATGTTCCTTCTGTATCTCCGCTTGCTACTTCATAGGGTGTTGAAGTAGTAAATTGCCTCAATTGGTCGTGATACACCACAAAATACTTATTTCCACCATTCCCCCAAGAACAACCTCTCATGCCCGTAGTTATGGTTTTTGTCCCAGTTATTGTAAATGTAGAAGACAAATCATATGGAGTAGCGAGAGTTGCACTCTTTATACTATTACTATGAAAACCACAAATAAGCAAATTAGTTCCATTAGCCAAATCAAAACCATCAATGGAAGTAAAATTTGCATTTCCGCTACTAATAGTTAAACGCTGGTCGTATGTTCCATTTGAATTTACAATCTTAAGTTTATGCAAAAACACGCTATCGCTATCAAATGAATTATTATTTCCTCTATTAGAAATAAACATGTCCTGCCCAAACACTCTAATTCCAGTCTGCCAACCATTGTTTTGTTCTGTAAAATTAAAATTTCTCCCATAGGGGACTTCGCTTCCGGTATCATATTTGTCCTTAATTGTTTGTAATGAATAAGCGTTAGACAACACTTTTTGTTGAGCGCAGGAACCACCGAACATAATCAAACACCTAATACAATCCAATTATTTGAGCCAATAGCAATACATGTAGCACCCTTATATGCGGTTAAAGTTGCATCGCTAGCCGCCCCATTTATGTTATTTCCGTTTCTTAAAATGCTAATACTGCTTCCTGAATCGTTAAGCAAAAAGTATTGGTCGCCTTGTGTTGAAGTAGCAGGTAAGGTAATATTTGAACTACACAATAAATATCTCCCTGCGTGAGTATCTAAGACTAACGGGTTAGGGTCGGAGTTAATATCTACAACGGGTAAAGTGGTTGTTCTTAATGTATGTCCTGCTTCAATATTAACATCACCATCAAAAACAATAGTTCCAGTAATTTTATTACTATTAACATCTAAATTACCGCCCAATTGAGGACTTGTATCATCTACAACATTAGCAATTCCAGCAGTTCCCCCAGTATCAGTTTCAGTAATATACCAAGTAGCGGTAGGAACACCTGCTGAATCTAACAAATATTGAAGCCTTATTGTTTCAAGACTTTCTAAAGTAATGGTGTCGGGAGCCGTATGTCTTTGGTCTTTAGCAAAAGCAATACCTCCTTCAAACGCTGTTGCATGTGTAATTAAAATAGGGTTGGTGTCTATATTTTTGATTGTAATAACTTGTCCGTTTGTTCCCACCACTAACGCAGCATTAGCGTTAATGTAATAATGACTAAACACAGGGGGCGCACCAACCGTTAAATCGGTTAAACCTGCGGCTGGTAATGGAATTTGGTAGTGTCTATATCCATTATTGGTGATACCAATAGCAGTAGTAGCACCACGAGTAGTTATAGTTTGTAATGTATCTCCAATCATTGTGCCTAAAGCAGTAGCACCTATTTCTTCAATAACGCCCGCGCCCGCAGTATCTCTTCCAAGAACAACATTTGTTTGAGAAACATTTTGAATTTTAGCATAAGTTATTCCATCATCTTTTACCCTCAATGCGTCCGAATTAATTTCAATGGTGGAATCATCTACCTCTACATTTAATGTAGGAACAGGGCCGGTCAAATCAGTTCCAGTTAAGCCCGCTCCAGCAGTTATGCCAGTAATATCTCCCTGTGGTGCAAGGTCAGCAATAGATTGAGCAGTAATGGTTCTAATTTCCTCACCGTTAGCACCATCTTGAATTAAAACTTTACTATTCGTTCCATGTGCAGTTGCCGTTGTTAAAGTATCTAGTTTATGTAATCCTGTCATTGTAATTCCATTGGCATCAGCAGTTAAGGTTCCTGTTTCAGTATATCCTGAATTATTATAGCCAAGGCTTAAAGAATTTTCAGTTTTATTAACAGTAAGATATTGAATACCTACATTTGCAGTTCCGTTATGGGTAATAACTGCAATAATAGTATCTCCTGCCGTATATTGAGCGACCTTATCCGCCGCAGTAGGGTTTCTTATCGTTAAAACAGGAGAAGAAGCACTACTAGCAATTAGTAAATGATAACCATTCGTATATGTTGAACTCAATGTTAAATTAGAAACTGCTGAAACTGCGACTCTTTTACCATCACGGAAAATAACTCCTGCACCAACATCAATTTGTGTTGCGCTATCAATAGTAATGTCAAAACCACTAATTGCATAGTTTTGACCTAAACCATCTGAAAGGGCTTTAATAATCCCTGTATGAGGAAAATCTACACCATCTTCAATTTGATTAGGCGTTCCGTGTGTGCTTTGCCCGTAAAAGTTCGGATTACTTACCATATTACTCAACCTCCAACAATATAAACAGTTCTAGTGTTTCTGTTGTGGAAAATGGGCCAACTCCTTGAAAGTTGGCTCTATATACTAATCTGCCAGCATTAAATAAACCAACCTCACGAATAACTTGACCTTGAATTGCGCTACCCGCTACTGATACTTTTACCTCAATAACATTTAATGTGGAGTTTGTAATTGTTAATGTGGTAGCGGCGGATAAAGGAACATCTAAATCGGTAGCGGTTGGGCTTGTGGCATTTCCTCCAAGACCGACTTCTGCGGTATCAAAGAGGCTATCTTTGATATGTGTGGCAATCAATGTTTTTAATTCATCTGTAATCATGCTAAATCTTCCTCCACTAAATCAGTAATTGTGATTGCCCCACCTGTAAATCCTAAAGGAGTAGTAAATCCTAACGCTGTCCCAAAGCCGAGAGTCCGACCTGCGCCTCCCGCACTTCTCTTCCGAACCAACAATTTAATCTCTTTGGTGTCCACTGTGTCAAGGAAATTAAAGGAGACTTCCTGTGTGCTTAAGTCGTTGCTTCTCAATGCCGCCTTCGTTTCCTTACTGGAAATCAACAATTCGGAGAAGACATCAGACAAGTCCTTGCTGTATCGGCCAAGTTGTAGTTTGATAAAGCCAGTCAATTGATGTTCCATTTCCAAAACAATGTATTCGTTCATCTCAATGTTTTCTCTTGGGATAGAGACATTTACAATATCTCCGACTCTTACTTGAGCAATACCCCTACTGTGTAAAGTAAAAGATAACTTTTGATTGAGGCGAGAATGAATCCTTAAGAGTTTAGTGGCTCGCTTATCCACTTCTTCTTGAGTTAGTAGAGTATTATCTACAACTTCTAAGGTCTTTCTTCCCCTCTTTTGAATTGAGCGAATGTCTTTACGAACTGCTTTGTGAGCATTCCCATAAACATTAATTTCATTGAAGAAATCAAAGAGGGTAGATACTTTATCAAAGTCAATGATAAGGAATTCGTCGCTGTCGTCAATAGTAATATTTGTTCTTAGGGAGTCTTCATCTTCGGGAATAATCTTGAACACATCATTTTCCTCAACAAGTTTCATATCCTTTCTATCAAGAATATATCTGATTGCAGAATACAAATCTACGCCTTGATAGTTGGGTGCTAAATACATCGGTGTGTCCGTCGAAGTAGTTGTGAATTCAATTCCTTCTTGCTCAAGTAATTCATTGATAAGGTCTTCACCTTCAAGACTAACGCTAACAGTAGAACCAATACAGGCTCTTGTTGGGTTAATTTTTAATTCTTCATTTGATAAAAGGGTAAAAGTTTCCGAAATAGAAACAATACCTTGTCCATTAAATCCTTTGGACAAGGTAAGAGAACCTAAGTTAATTCCTGATGTTTGGTCATCTTTATCTGCTCGTATTGAAATTTTTTCGGAGTTTTCTCCATCACTAAACAACATATTGTAGTCTCCAGCAGGAAGAAGATTATTGACGAAATTATTAGGTGATTTGATAATAACATTTCCATCACTGCTTTTATTGTTTAGGTCAATGGCAACAAACATGGATAATACAGCATCGTCCCTATAATTAGTGTTTCCTGATATGTCTTTTGATTCCTTATAGTGATAGTGATTTTCCATATCATACACTTTATTCTCATTCGCCATTTTAGTATATTCCGAAGACAAAGTATTCAAAAATATTTTTTCTGGCATAAAATCATATAAGCAAGTTTGGTTAGGCTGCAATATTCTGTAAGGGGTGTCATTAACTAAAGCCTCATCACAAATTAAATGATGGTCTTTATCATTTGAATTAGAAATTTCATGAGAATAAATGTGTATTAACTTAGGAGTGCCTGAAGTAGAGGGAGTTGCGCCATTCATACTCTTTGATAAAAATTCTGTGCCTTTTGTAATACTGGTTCCATCAATATCTACTCCCTCTTCTGGCACTAAATAGCAACCAGTTAAATCAATGAATTTTAAAAAGTTGTTATCTAAACTGCTAGTTTCCACATCAATAACATTTTTATGCAAATTACCAGAAGACGAAGTAATTGTAGCAGTAGAATAATTACCAGAATCAACCCAAAGTCTAGGCTTAAATGCCATATAAGCACCGTCCACTTCATATGGTCTTGCTGTTGTGAATCCTTCGGAAGTGTCTGAAGGATAATCAAATGATTTGAAATGCTTATCAGAGGATAAAGCGGCATGGAACATAGAGTTGAAGTTTATTCCTCCAGCGACACCTTTCAAGACTTGTGTAGTATTCCCGCTTTCTGCTTTGCTTTCCCCACCATCCTCAATATCAAATCTATCTAAAACAACCCCTATAAGTCCACTATGCGCTTTTCCATAATCATGTGTTATTAAATGAGTAAAGGGTCTAAAATCACTAGACACATCTGCTGAAAGGCCCATTAAGTCTGAGGTAAAAGCAAGGGGCAAAGTAATTTCTTGATTTGATACTAACGATATTCCATTTGCTTTATCGCCAGAATCTCCCCCATAAGTGCTACCTTCTGGGATAATACAACATTTAAGTGGATGTAATTCATTTGACGCTAATTCGCTAAAAGAGTCTTTATTACCTCTGCCTTTTATATTGTTGTCAGTAGATACCACTTTAAAGGCAGAAGTCGCTTTAGACCCATTATTGGTTAATATAACATTTGATTTAAATGCGTGGGATGCAGCAGTTTGTGTTGTATCTACAATTCCAAGAAATAGTCCATTTTCATCAACCAAATAGTCGCCATCTGTTAAAGAAACACTTCCTGTAAAAGCCATAGCAGCCCCACTAATTGTATTAATTGTCCCAACGCTTGTGATTGCATAAGTTTTAAATTCCCTACTAAAAATATTTTCATATTTTTTCTTAATTCTTTTTTCTGGATTAACAGGATTAAACATGAAGTCTACACATAATTCTGTTAGTCGCATTAAGCCAAACCTTTTTAGTTGAGAAATATCTTCTTCTGTGCTAAACCCGATGGTTTGAAAGGAATTGTCATTTAAAAGCAGTCTATTACCCGACTCAATAGAAGAGTCCTTTGTTTTATTATTTTCCAAAAGAAATAGATTGTAATTTAGAATATTTTTAGTTATAGCATTAGATGTTTCATGTAAAAGACTATCTTCTCGTAAAGCAGTATAAGGCAAAATATCGCTATTGATATACAAAAATAGCCTTGCATTAGATTCATCTATGTCTGTGTATCTTGCTTGTATTTGCATTTCGTTAGTAAATTGGTTCTGCATTTTTGTTTCAATTCCATCGGTGTGTATTCTTACATTGTTTAAATTAGAACCGTAGGGGCTAGTTAAGCCTCTTTGATGCGGTGGCAAAACCCTATAAGAAGAGTCAGTCTTATCTGTGTTGTTTATATTGCTTGACCCTGTATTGGGTTTAAAATTATATGCGCTAGCATAATAATTAAAATTAGATTTATTTGCGTATAAGTTGGGTATTTTCTTTCCTAAGTCAAAAACAAGCGGCTTATTTAAACCAAAATTTCCAAATGAAACACCGTGGGTTTTATAGTATGCTTGGCCGAATCTACTACTGTTGTCTCCTGCAATAGTTGTGCTTTCAATATTTAAGGGAACAATTTGAGAATTTAAGAATTTAAGATGCGGCGAAGTTAATATTTTGCCTCCCCATAAATGAGAACCATTCACTAAAACAAGGTCATTTGTCGGCTTTGCTGCTTTGTAAATCGTATTTCCAGTAGATAAATCTACGATTGTTCTATCTAATGCTATTCTAGTATTTGCCGCCGCTGTTGTGGTTAAATGAACAATATCAAAAACTAAACCTACAAATGTCTTGGAAGTTCCTACAAAGAGAGGCTCTCCCAATAAAAGTGAATAAGCATTAGTATTTGTAGTTTCAAAATACCTATCATTAATGTTGCTAAAGGCAGTAATAGTCCCAACTTCTGTAAATGTCATTTCACTAGTATCTGTGAAATAGTTTGTTTTTCTTCCTAAAGTAATGGGAATATATGGTGCAAGTTCTATTTGAGTTATATTATCTTTCTTTGAAGTAGAAACCACCTCAAAATCAATCAAAGTATTTACCGTATCAAAGGAGGATGACCCTGCGCTTCCATGTTCGTCTTTTAATAACGCTTGGAAAGCAAAGTCATTTGAAATAGATGATGGTTTATTAATTGCATATCCAATTGCACCAGCACTTGCATTTGCACTACTTGAAACTAAAGAATCACTTTCAGCACCGCTTGACATTGTGATTTTGTTTCCTGATGTAAAAATTAATCCCTTATTAGCGGCTCCTGTAAGAGAAGAGGGTTTATTCGTAGCAAGGTGAGAAGAACCTAGTGCTTTTGAGAGAACATAATTTTTCTCAATGTCCATATAGATTGCTTCTGAGTTTGCTTCAGTTAAAGCAGGAGTAATGGTATATTGTCTTGCTGCCCCACCTCCATGAGAATAAAGACTGGAAGTGAGAACCTCTCCAACATACCCATTAGCAGTAAATAGTTTTGTTCCCACTATCGGAAAATTATCAAAGTTAGGCCCAGTATTGCTAGAATCACAAGGAATTGTTGTTTGCCAAGTTTCCTGTCCTAGTGTTATGGTAAATGTTGAAGCACTTCTAACATTTCCCAATTTATTATACGGGCTATTTGTAGAATAAATAATATCTTCACTAAACAAACTGTTTAAATTCACAACTGGAGAAAGCAACTTATTAAACTTGTCTCTCCCCTGAATTTCCATAATGGTCTGACCATCTTCCTTTTTACTTTGAATATTTTCAATTTCTCCATTGAACCTTTCAATGTGTAATCTGTATTCTCCTTGAGCAAAACTCAACGGATTGGTGTTATAAGAAGCATCACTAAACAAAAGAGTAATCATTCCCTTAGTGGCATCGCAAGCAGTAATAGTGGCAAATCTTTCATTGTGATTTAAAGAAGTGAACGACAGATACATTTTACTGAACCTGCCGTTAAGTAGTGTGGTGTCAAGCATAAGTGTCCCGTCTTTGGCGTTATATGCTCGCCTGTGGAGCGTTGCACCACTTGAGGGGGTGATTGATTGTGCGGTAAATTCCCCTTCGCTCTCGGTTCTTGCATAGGGGTTTGAAGTGTCATTCTCAAAGGTGAGGGCTTGAGTTGTTCCCGATAGCGAACCGATAGTCTTCACAATCAAAATCTCATCATCAATTTTGACTTCATCACCTGTGTTCAATACGGTTCCCAAATCATACTCAGTATTGAATGAAAATACTGTGGCAGAAGTAGAAGAATTGTATGTTGTCTTTAAAGCAAAGAACTCATTCATATCCCCAGTATGGATGGTATGTCTTACACGGTATGCGTCAAACTCTTTTACCTTTCTTGGCATAATTCTTCCGTTATCAATAACTGATGTTTCTGCAAAACCACCTTTCCCGTCAATGGATTCTGTATTGTTGTGGTCATAAACATTGTAAAGTAGATTTGATTTTGTCGGAGAAAAATCATAACTTAGGTATCTTAGAGGGCCGGTAAAAACAGGAGAAGTGATTACATCATCGGCAATTCTTCTTGCATTAAAATGGCTGTCGTTATAGTCAGTATCATCTGCTGAAACAATCGTCCCTTCGTTAGTTGCAGAAGTGCTTGGACTTGCTACTTGTGCCGCATCCAAGTCTCTTAATTTATCAGTCAATTTTATCTTGTATGAGAACCTGCTGTAATCTACAACAGACTTACCAAAGTCTTGCATGGTTGTAAAAACTTGGCAGTTATCTGCATTTGATAGCGTATAACTGTTGGCTGTACCGCTTTCCCTCATAGCATAAAACTTGCGATTATGGTTCAACTCATTAGATTTATCCATGCCATCAAGATTACTTTCTCTTGCGGGGAAATAAAATAGTGGCCTTGCCACTGCCATTCTTCTCCATAACTCCCCTTCAAAATCATTTGATGCAGAACCCAAACTATCATCTTGGAGCATGCCCATTGAGACGGCAACAACGCTCCCATTCTTGGTCATTTGGAAAATAATGAACTTGGTATCTTTTGGGATTTCATTTCCTAACTTTGGTTCAAATTCAAAGGCATCACCATATTCGTCTTCTGTTAAAACTTCAGTAATTTTAGCAAAGTGATGTTGATAAGGCTTATCAGAATAAATCAGAACAAAAAAGTCATTATCTGTTAAGTTTGTAGCAGTAGGGTTAAACCTAATCCCTGTCGTGGTCAATGAATCATAGCATTTGATTCTAAATCCCTTCGTTGTATTTAGATTAGAATTTTCTGTAATAGTTCCGCCCCAACCAGTAATCGCAACAGAAGTGTCTTCTGTCGTAATTGCAGTATATATTCTATGCCCGTCAGTTGGGCTGGTGTCAATTAAATATGGGTTAGTGGGTGCATTGAAGATATTACTATCTTTTATATCTAGTGCCATTAATCATCCACCTCCTCAAATCTCAAATACAAAACAGTATCATTTAAATTAGGCATTAAGTTATTCACGGCATTAAACTCTCTTTTATTGATATTCATAATGCTCAACTCATGGAGTTCCCCCATGAATTGATTATTAGTAGTTGCCGAATTTGCCCCCGTTGCGCCTCCACCGTTAGCCCCAATGTAAAAATCTTCTGCGGCCATAGCAAAAGAAGTTGTCTGCGTATGCGTTCCAGTCTTGACCAAGCGACCATTGAAGAACACATTAGCAACTTTGTTTTGATTATCCCAAGAACAAGCAATATGATATGTGTTGTTAATATAACTTGGTTCTTGAATATGTTTGATAAAAATTGGGTCGCCCGATGAAATAGTTGTTGTTAATGCAGACTTTAAAGTAATAGTGCTAGCAGAAGGCTTACTATCAAATAGGCCAATAGATACTAAATCTGTTCCGCTTCTAGTGAATAATTCAACATTTTCAAATAACTTATCATCAATTCCTGCGCCTGTTGTCATTTTAAGAGTCGTTCCCGATGAACCGGCGAGAGCAAAACTTATTCTTCTGTATTTTAACTTGCCATCGGTATCAAAACCCTGTAAGTCAGGTACGGAAGAGTAATCATATTGCCCCCCTTCGTTTGGCAAAATAACTGCATCGCTTGTGAAATACTCCATAGAAGCAGTGCCTAATTTTATGCCTACCTTAATTTTGTATCTTGCAGGGTTATTCTCATTGTGTAGAGTATCATTTACCAAACTCACTTGAAAGTTGGTGCTATGAAAGATTCTCATTTCGTGATTTTTGCGATTTGCTCTTGGCAGATAAACTTCGCTTTGATGATTGTTCTGTGTCCCTGCGGTGTAGATGGATTCTTCTAACGCAGACATGATTTTTTTGCTACTGGAAACTATGCCTAAACCATCGCTATGGCTCACCTTTGAAAGGTTCCCAGTGGTGGGTATGTAAGTGTCGCCCGTACTGCTATGAGTCCCATAACCGTTGATTTCATAGGGAGTTAAGACACACTCAAAGGTAAAGTTGTCGTCTAAATCCCAAAGACCATAGGTAATCCCTGTTCCTGTTGAGGCCACATTATCGGTATAATCTATCGTTAAAAAACCATTACACATAATTGGAAAAACAAGCGAGCGTTGTTTTCCTGTGAAAATGGAGTATGACATAAAAAAACCTCAAGGAAGAACATTGGCTACAACAAATTCCATATTAAAAGCAACTTCTACTGTTTCGGCATTTAGTTCAAAACTGAAACTTTGAATAAAACCTGTAAGCCCAGTAGAAGTATTGGAGGTCGGAAAGTCCTTTGCCAACACTACGAATTTATTGTCTTTTTCTAAGGAGGCCCCTCTTGACCTGAATGTAAGGGGGATTTGTGCGGTTAGTGTTCCATTACTCGTCTCGGAGGCATCTGCGGCTTTTCCCCTATCAACATAATTTTCATTAACCTTGGAGTCAATCAGCACCACCAATTCATTGATTGCTTGAT